CGAAGCTTCCGGCGAGCGGCAGCCGCACCGATGCCGGCCTCCTTCGCAAGCGTCGCCAGGGAGACCTGGCCGTCGGCATCCTTGACCTTCTTGGCCGGCGCTGCGGACTTGGCAGCCACCTTCTTGTCCGATTTCTTCGCAGACTTGCCTTCCGGCTTCTTGTCAACTTTCTTCGCCACTTTCCTTGCTCCTCGTTTGTGTGTATGCTCAGGGATCGGTTGGGCCAGATCGGCTTTGATCCCCTCGAGCTGTTTTTCTAAACTAGCCATCGACTTCTCCAGCATCCCGTGTTCAGTTGCGGTGTCGGTAATGGTCGCAGACTACGTCTGAGAGTTTCCGCTTCCGCTTAACCGACTCGTAGAGATCTTCATCTACGGTCTCTCGCGCGATCAGATAATAATACGTTACGAACGTCTTCTCGAAAGACAGAATCCGGAATTTCACCTGCGCGTTAGTAAAGAAACTATAATCGCAAGAATAGAAAATCGCAATGGATGAAGCAGACATATCCACGGCAATTCCGGATTGAATCTGAAGAATAATTACATCTACGTTGAATTTTCCATCAAACTTATACGGATTGCCGGCCGGATCCTTCCCCCCTGATACCCGCTTGAACGATAGTCCCCGGCGGTGGAGCATCTGCCCTATCGCCTCTAGCTCGTGGACGAATCGAGCAATGATGACTAATTTCTCATCGGGGTGATCATCGATTATCTCTTCGAGCCAATCTATCTTCTCATTCCCGACATGCAGCACTTCGGTCTCAAGCGTGTCTTCGTCCGTATGGATAAGGTATCCGCCAGTTAGCTGCTGGCATTTCATCACGGATTGCATCACGAGCTTCTGTTTGATCTTCCTTTTGTTAACCTCTACGGTTAAGCCTTTTTCTAAGTCGTTATAGATCTTCCGGTTCCTCGGAGTCAGATCGAAAAGGACTCTGCGATTGAGAACCTTATACTTGGTGGCTCGGGCTTCCTGTAGAGTAATTCGGTAGCAGCGGGAATGCCAGAGTCGTTTGAATGCCAGCTCCCGCTTATAGCCAATGATCTTATATCCCTTGAATCCACCGTACCTTAGATATTGGTCGGAGAATTCATCCCACGTTCCGTAGACGCTTGGATCTACTAGATCCATCTGGGCCCATCCATCTTCTAATCCCTGTCCCAAGGGGGTGCCGGTAAGTCCGATTCGATAGCGGCAGTATTTGTGGGATACCTGTCGTAGCGTCCTGGACGCTTTGGATCCTCGACGCTTGATCCTATGGATCTCATCAATGATGATCATGCAGTTTTCGTAGCCTACCGACTTAAGCCACTTGCGAACACGTTTCGCCGTAGCCCGATTGCGGAGGGCTTCGAAATTGAAAATCTTAAGCTCGCAAGGCCAATCGGCCCGCAGATGCTCGGTTAGCTGTTCGTCCCAAACCCTGATAGCGGCTAAGGGGCACGCGATCAGTAGAGCTCGCGGCTTGCGGGCATCTACCATTGCGATAGCTGTGAGGGTCTTCCCGACACGCTGCTCATGCAAAAAAAGAAAGCCGTCGAAAGGTAAGGCCCTCTCGACGGCTTCCGTCTGCGACTCGCGAAGTGGAGTCAGCAGCATCGATCAGCCTGCTTCGACGTCTTCGGCTTCGACTTCCCACTCGTCTCCATCCTTGTCCTCGATCTTCAGCGTGTCGCCGTCGATCTCGGTGATGGTGCCCTTGACGGTTTTGCCCTTGTCGTCCTTAAACTTGACCTTCTGGCCGGACTTGAATTTGGACTTCGAGGAGGAGGCCTTGCTACCCTTCTTGGGCTTCTCTTCCTCTTCCTCTTCCTCTTCTTCCTCTTCTTCCTCGTCTTCCTCTTCTTCTTCCTCCTCGTCGTCATCCTTCTTGCTCTTGGACTTTTTCTTGTCCTTCGACTTCTTGGAGGGCTTCTCTTCCTCTTCCTCGTCGTCGGTACCATCCGTATCGCCAACTTCTTCGTCGTCCTTCTCAGAGGCGACGGCTGTATCGAAGCCGGTGATCTTCGGACGGGCCTTTCCCTGGTAGGTCTCGTTGGTGATCTCGATCCGGGCCTCGAGGCCGATCAGATCGTCGAGGTCAATATCCATCGCGCCGTCGGGAACTTCCGTTCCGAGGACTTCCAGCATCGTCTTGAAGCGCCACAACGCCTGCGGCAGCAGCGAGACGTTATCGAAGATTCGGGCACCTGCCGCTTTCTTGTCTGTGATCTTCCACTGGACCTTCAGCATCTCGTTGCCCTCCGATGATTCTTCCTGTTCGATCTTATCAATTGTCGCCAGATAGATGCCGTCGTCTACGGCACGGCCGCCGCCGCTTTCGACACCCGAGAAGTCGACGGATACGCCGCCCTTCTTACCCTTCTTCTTACCCTTGCTCGCCATAAATTACCTCTTCAGTTTCTTAACGGTCTTCTTTACCGTCTTTTTGGTGACACCTAGGTCTTCACCACGCGAAAGCCTCAGCAGCTTCGAGTAGGAAGGATTGACGATAACATCCGGAAGCGGACCTGCATCCGGGGGTCTTCGAATTTTGGTTGCATAATATGCGTGCGGACCGACGCGAAGGCAATACTGAACCGTACGTTTTTTCTCCTTGCCGACGCCTTCAAACTTCTCCCTGATAAACGTGTTGCCGATCATTGAGACCATGCCGTTTACGGTAGCTGCCAGGGAGGGCATCAGCCGAGCCCCTACCGAGGGATCGATCTGGTCCTCATTCGCGTCGTCTCCGACTGTCGAACGGTCGTGGGCTAGGAACACAACGTTGATGCCCTTCGATTGCAGATTGCGATAATTCATCAGCCACGTCTGCATCAATCCGCTGATCTGCCCCCATTGCCGCTTTGAGAGCGTTTCATCGGGGCCCATGCTATCGTCCTTACGGACTTTATCCATGGCGACGGCTTGGAGCTGACTGATCTGATCGAGTCCCACGGTCGAGTAATCGTGAGTACCGGAATCCATCAGCCAGAATGCCTGTTCGAAAGTATCCCAATCGTTGACTTCAAGAACGTCGATTCCTTCCACGCGGGCAATCGTCTCAGTTCCACGCTCGCGGATATCCAGGAGGAGGATTTTCTTCGGGAACGTCGAGAGCAGCGCCGTCTTGCCGGTGCCCGAGCGCCCGTAGAAAAGCGCCGATACCGTCTCGTCGACTTCGCCTACCGGCTTGATCAACTTTGAGACTCGGTCGTAGTTGGTAGGATCGGCTTTCTTCGCCAGCTTGGTTTGTTTAATAGCCATCAGCTTTCATCCTTCGAAGTCATGTGTTGGTGTCGTGGTTCGACGTGTTCGTACTGTGATTTGAGAATGAACTTCGAATCGAGCCCTCGAAGTTCGGCTTGGCAGAGGTTAAAGAATTCGCACCAGCTGCAATCTCGGGTCAAATTGCGGGGTGCGGTGATAGAAGCCGTCCGATGAATCATCCAACCGGTATCCCGAAGGTCGACTACGATCGAATCAACCAGTTCCTTCGATGGATGCGGGAGATGCACGCGCTCAAAGAACGTCGAGGGCTGGGCTTTCAGCTTGCTGAGGATATCCGCGTAGTCGTTCGGGTTCAGCTTATTTGTCTTAACCGCTCGAAGATACGTGGCATAGTCCGTATCGATGTTGGCTCGTTTCGTCAGCTCCCCGTTCTTTAAGAGCTCGGGGATAGCCGGGGGCTTGGTGCGGATGTAATCCCAGATGATACCGTCCACGGGCTGATCCGGGTTCCACCGATTCCAAGCCCAGACGTACAGAACGAGCTGGATATCCGCAAGCCTTTGGGCTTCACCCGGAAGCTGCTTGTGGGATTTATGATCCATGATCCAACGGCGGTTCTTCTTATCAATAACCACCTTGTCGATGGTTCCGGAATACCTCATATCTACGCCGAGGTCCGTAAAGACCGGGATCTCACTCCGCTCGTAGGTATACGGTTCATCAGCGTAATGGAGTGCATACGCAATGAAGATCCTTTTGCACTCGTCGATCAGATTGCCGTATTCGTCCTTCTCCTCCCTGAAGAGCTTCTTGTATTTGACCTCGTATCCCTTGAGGATATCCATCGGGTCTTTCTCACCGATAGCCCGGGCATCGATCATCTCGTGAAGGATGGTTCCTCGGAGCAACGGAACGGCGGGCTTCTTGCGGCCGATCTCATCGATGTACCGGTACTTGTATTGTCGGGCACAACGACGCCATGACCGGGCCATCGATTGGGTGATCAGCGGCATAGCTACATCCTCTTTAGAAGTGCGTTATGTATGGGACGCAAGAGATTCTGGTCTCGAGTAAGATTCTTTGGATCCTTAGCCGAGTAAAGAGACTCTTTAAAGAATGAAGACAACAGTCGCTCGAGAGCGATAGCTTGTTCCTCATTCATAGCCACGGCTAGTTGCTTTTTTCCAATTTCCATGTCTTCCCTCTTCCCCAATTTCCTACGTCAAGATCGGATTCCATCGGTACGTCTAATTCTATCCCGAAAGTTTTCAGCAATGCGGGATTTCTCATAATCGAATTCACCTTCGGCAGCACTTTACTCTTACGATCCGAACGGACCAGCATCAGCAGCGCGTCGTGATGTTCCCCGATAATTACCAGATCGTCATGAGAAATCGTCTCTTCGATTTCAATCATGGCCATCGCTTTGTAATCGCCTATAAAGCCCTGGACGGGGCTATTAACCGCTTGCCGTTCGGCTTCCGATCGTATACCCCGATCCGGGGAAGCGGCCCCCGGGAGCCGTCGCTTGCGCCCCGAGAGCGAAATAACGTACTCGTTTAATGTAACGAGCTTTTTAACCCGCTTATGCCAAATCGGCAAACCCCGGTAGAGACCAAAATAGGCTTCACGAATGGCGTGAGCTTCCTCCCACGTCGGCTCCCAGCCGTACTTGAGCTTTGCCGTCTCAATGAATTTATTCTCGTACATGCCGTAGATGAAACCGAAGTTGACTGCCTTCGCCTTTTTCCTGCCGTCTTTCCAATCAGGCCACAGGGCAATGCACTTCTCATGTCCAGCCTCCCGCATAATTTCAACGGCATCAGTCAGGGACCGGGGTTCTCTACCAGCAAGCTTGCGGGCCGTATCCATTGCCTGATCGTTATACATATCAACGGAATTCGTACCGATCATATAGAGCAAAGTAGCCCAATGGACGTCCACGTTCCGGCGGTACGCCGTGATCAGCTCGATATCCCCCGAGAGGTGTGCGGCAATGCGTAGCTCCGCCTGCGAGACGTCTCCCTGAACGAATTCCCAAACGTTACCTTCCAGATCCGTATAGCCGCAAGCGATATTCCTGATCCTGCCATCCCTCGGAATTTGATGCAGTCGAGATGAGAATCGGCCGGTAACCGTTCCATGCAGCTTATAGCCAAGGAATAATCGCCCATCAACAATGAAGGGCTTCCACCCGTCAAGGTAAGTCGATAAGAATTTCTCAAGCTCTCGGTAAAGGATCAGCTGATCAACAATCTTGTGCTTACCCTTCAAATCGGCTAACGCCGCTTCACCCGTCGATTGGGCTCCACCATCCGTCTTTACTGTGCAAGGAAGCTTCAGCACTTGGTAAAATAGCTCTGCAACTTGCTGCGGAGAATTCCAATTAACGTTCTTGCGCGGAATCCCGGGGACAGCCTTCGGGCGTTTCGAATTCGCCATCGAGTTAAGGTCTATCAGGGATTGCGTATGAGCGGCACGGGTTTCAATCGCGATCTGCTCGAAGTCTTTCAGATCCATCGGGATACCGCGAAGCTCGATATTTTCCATCACCCGAGCACCCGGCATTGTCAGCTTGTAGAATAGCCGATAGAGATCTTTATCCTTCCGAAGCCGGCTCTTAAACAGCTTGCCTAGCCGCAGCGTATACATGGCATCCTTCGCACCGTACTCGTAAAGCTTCATTGGTGCGATATTTCCTTTCTTCTCCTCTGTCGTTATATCGTAATCTTCGACGTCTAGGAACATCCGCGACATGTACTTCAAGTCATGTGGGCTATTCTCATCGAGGATGTGGTGAGCCAATCCGGTATCGAAATCGAGATGGAATTTAATGTCGTAATACGTCTTCAGCCACATGTTATCGAACTTGCCGTTCTGTGCTACGCATTCTTTGCCTTCGGATAAGGATACGAGCATCCTCATAATCCGAGCTTGCGGGCCATTGCGCATCCATCGACAAAAACCTGCATAGTCATCCGCTGTTAGATGCGTTTCGTCTTTCCCTGGGAAAGGTCGTCCGGGGATTGCGAATGGGGAATCCGGCATGTGCATACGGATAACCCAAGCTTTTTCAGGGAGGGCGATGCTAACGCAAGTGATATATCCCTTTCGGTCATGCA